GTAAATCAATAACTATTTATTCTATAGATTGGAGGAAAAATGTCTATGATTAAAGGAACACTCGATAAAGTGTTAGAAAGAGCAGTTTCACGAAAACTACTCGTCTGGATTACAGCAGCTGGCTTTACATACGCTGGCACAGTTGACAGCGCAGATTTTGTAATCTTGAGTGCAATTTACATTGGCTCTCAAGGTGTCATTGATGCCGTCAGTAAGCTTAAGGCTGCTTAATGTCAGGATACGCTAAATTAGCGTCAAGCGCTCTTTCCTTTACTAAAAAGTATTGGAAAGAGTTGCTTATCTTTTTTTGTGTTCTCGCTCTCTTCGCTAAGATGAGAGGAGATTACTCATCACTCGTCGCCACATTTGAATCGGCAACTGAAAGTCACCAAGAACAAATGGACAAGGTGAAAGAAATACACGAGCAAGAGTTGATCGCGAGAGACGAACTAATAAAAAGATACTCAGAGAGATTAGTTGATTTGGAGTTGAAACACGCTGACGACAAAGAAGCACTCTTAGAAGAATACGCGAAAAGAAAAAAAGCTTATGTTATCGCCTTTGGTGAGAACGGAGAAGGGCTGAAGAAAGATATAGAAGACTATTTGGGATTAGAGTATGTTAAACCTTAGAAGAGTAGTAAAAGTATTATTGTGTCTTGCTTTGTGTATACCAGCACAAGCACAGGCAGCACCGCAGTTTACACTTCTTGGTAAGAATCAGGCAGCACCATTCAAAGGTGCCCTGTTCAACCCAGAAGCCATTGCGGAAGTATTGGCGAAGAGCCAGTTTACAGAAGAGCAGTTTCAGTTGAAACTTGGCTATGAACTTGAGAAGAAAGAGTTGGAACATACACTGGCGATTGACACGCTCAACTTACGCCTTGACTCTCTTGGCGAAGAATACAAGATTGTTATCACCGCGAAAGACAAAGAGATTCACGACTTACACAAGCTAATAAAGAACCACTCACCAGCCACCAACATTTGGTGGACATTGGGAGGTGCAGCCGTAGGCATAGCAACAACAGCATTTATCGTTCATGTGGCAAAATGAAGAATAAAGATCCAAATTATGTTGTAAAACTAGAAAAGGCAATTGCCGAGAAGTATGGCGAAGAAGCAATACAAAATCCAAAATCAAACTGGGACGAAGAAAAAGAAAAAGATTATTTAGGACAACTAAAGACTCTTTCAATAAAAGAAGACAGACTTAAGAGAAAAGACGAGAAAATAGAAGTAGATGGCATTTTAATGTCCAGAAAACTACTTAATAGAGAAACTACAAAAAGAACATGCTCTGTTTGCAGCGAGTATTCTTTCGAGATGCGAGATGATGTGTATATGAGCAAATTTGATTGTTGTTACAATTGTTACATTCAATGGGTAGAAGATCGAGAAGATCGATGGAAATCGGGCTGGCGTCCGGAAGAGGAGAATAAATAGATGGCAACCACAATGGAAATCGTTAACGGAATTTCTCAAGTTATGGCTAATAGCTATGATGGAGCTTTGGACGAAAAAGGCGAGCCTATCAAGGTTGGCTTAAAAAGAGAGGAAGGGCATCCTATTCATGACTCCCGTGTGATGGATGGATTCAAAGTACAGTTCGCTGGAAATCAGATCTGCATTCATTACCATTCAGAGATTAAACTTAAAGATGTGCACGACAACAACTTTGAAAATGATTTGGAAGATATGATTGGAAAGATCGCAAGCTTCCTTAAAAAAGAATATAAAAAAATTACTGGAAAAGCATTGTCCCTTAAGGCGGATGGTGACGTCACGGCTACTGTTGAGACTTCCTCAAGGCATCGTTGCTGGGTGAGGGCAAATCAATACTTCGATCTTTCTGGACAAGCAGAGGCTGTCAAGGGAGAAAGCAAAGATAGTGTAGACGCAAAGTTTAAAGACTTTTTGTCACAGGGCGGCTGGGAGAAAGCAGATCCGCAAGGACAGCCTGTACATGTCGGAGACGGAAAAGTACAATCCAGAAAGGATATACATAGCCCATACAAAGACGAGTAAAGTCCAATGGCTTACCAGCTATCCAAGAAAGAAATTGTTAAAGAAATAATGAAGTGCGGCAAAGAGCCGAAATACTTTCTTAACAACTATGGAAGGATCTCTCATCCTATGCATGGGTTAATACCTTTTAGGACATATGATTTTCAAGCAGATCTTCTTGACGACTTTAATGATTATCGTTTCAATGTCATACTTAAAGCAAGACAGCTTGGAATATCTACGATTAGTGCTGGCTATGTTGTTTGGTTGATGCTTTTTCATCGTGACAAAAACATTCTTGTCATGGCTACTAAGTTCTCGACAGCAGCAAACTTAGTCAAAAAAGTTAAAAGCATAATGAAGAATGTTCCAGACTGGCTACGAATCGCCGATATCGAAATAGACAACCGAGCATCTTTCGTGCTCACTAATGGATCACAAATTAAAGCAACTTCAACTTCGGGTGATGCAGGGCGTTCTGAGGCTCTGTCCTTGTTGGTGATTGATGAGGCTGCCCATGTTGAAGGGTTGGACGATCTGTGGACTGGCTTGTATCCTACGCTGTCAACTGGTGGACGATGCATCGCACTCTCTACACCAAACGGTGTCGGTAACTGGTTCCATAAAACCTATGTCGATGCAGATCGAGGAGAAAATGACTTTCATCCCACAAACTTACCATGGGATGTGCATCCAGATCGAGATCAGGAATGGTTTGAAAAAGAAACAAAAAATATGTCAACAAGGCAGATTGCACAAGAGCTTGAGTGTAACTTCAACACATCAGGCGAGACAGTTATACACCCTGACGATATAAAAAGAATTCATAGCGCTCTTTGTGAGCCAAAGCATAAGACAGGTTTCGACAGGGGTATATGGATATGGGAAGAATATGAGCCAAACAGCACATATCTCCTGTCAGCAGATGTTGCTAGGGGCGATGGAAGGGATAGTTCTGCGTTCCACATCCTGAAAGCAGAAACAATGGAAGTTGTGGTGGAGTATAAGGGAAAGCCGACAATTGATGCGTATGCAAATATGTTAAACCACATAGGCATGGAATATGGGAATTGTCTTCTAGTGGTAGAGAATGTTGGAGTCGGAATATCAGTTTTAGATAAACTTAATGAGTTAGAATATCCAAATTTATATTACTCAATAAAGTCAACACATGAGTTCGTAGACTCTGTGCAGGCAGTTAATTTACCAAACTCAGTTCCTGGATTTACTACATCTTCAAAAACTCGCCCATTGGTTATCGCAAAATTAGAAGAATTCGTTCGTAATAAACTAATTACACTATATTCAACCAGAGTTGCAGACGAACTTAAAACATTTGTCTGGAGCAACGGTCGCCCACAAGCAATGCGTTCATATTCGGACGATCTTATAATGGCTTTGGCTATAGCTTGTTGGGTTAGAGATACAGCGCTGGAAGTTAATAAAAGAGATGTTGAGTACTCAAAAGCCATGGTTGGCGGGATTATGACGACTAGAACCAGCCTCAACACTACAATCGATGGGCAGACTGGGCACGAAAAAGTTAATTTAGAAAACAAAAAAGCAAAAGCAATAAGCCAACAGAAAGAATTCTTGTGGCTATATAGAGGATAAACATGGCAGATCAAAGAAAAAACCCTAGAAACGCAGGATCTGATTTATTTCAGAGATTAACGCGTTTGTTCTCAGGCCCGATTATAAGTTATCGCAGCCAAACAGGACGAAAAATAAGGCGTACACATCTGGATAAGTACGCAAATACATTCAAATCTGCCAGTGGGCAGCAATTTAAGAAAACAACATATAACCCTTTCGAGCAATTAGCGGCTAATGCAATTGCAAATCAAAGGAGAAGCGAGCGATATGTTGATTTTGATCAGATGGAGTACACTCCAGAGATCGCTTCTGCTCTTGACATCTATGCAGATGAAATGACAACACATTCAGATCTAACATCAATGTTGAGAGTCAAGTGTCAGAACGAAGAGATCTCAGCAGTACTAAACACCCTGTACGCAAACATTCTAAATATTGACTCGAACTTGTTCGGGTGGTGTCGAACAATGTGCAAATATGGAGACTTCTTTTTATATTTAGATCTGGATGATAAGTTCGGAATTCGTGGAG